AAGGCTAGCGCTAAATCCATGATCATTTACTGCTCCTTTATACATTTCGAACCCTGCGAGTTCGAGATGCCCAAAAAGGATCTGCGACTGAGTGTTGTTGATGAATTGCATTGACTCTTCATAGTTGCCTGAGCAGATCCATGGAAGGACGGCGATTTCGGTGCCATCAATGTCAACAGCAGTAGGATCAGAATAATAGTGGATATCATAAGTTGAATGCTCGAAGAGCTCCCTCATAGAGTTGACCTCGTTCGTGTTCTTGAACGAAGTATCATGGTTGCCGATAATAACGTCTAGACGTATTCCGGAGCTATCACAGTGCTCGACGAATCTTCGTAAGTGTCTTGCGGTAACAAAATTAATATACTTACGCCTATCAACAATATCCCCAAGATGAAATATACGATTAATACCATGTTCAGCAAGATACGGGAAAAAGTAGTCATAATAAAACCTATTAAAATATTCTGCGAAAGCCGCAGAATCTCCACGAGCACCCCAATGGGTGTCAGTAATTAAAGCAATTTTCATTTAAAGATCTTCTTTTTACCACTATTATATTCACGTAAAGATGCATCCGCAAAGTCGCGGATGAGCTCCATTGAAACCATGTAATTATACCGAATGTGTTCAGGTGTTTTTTCATTCAGCATATTTTCTCTGATCTGTTGAACCAGAGCAGGAATATTATCCTTCATCTTCTTCGTCCTCGATAAACTTCTCTACGCCTTTCTTTTCGACAGGCTTTAGTGGTTTCTTTGCTTCAAACTTTTCTACCAATTCACCAAGCTTTTCTGATACATTGATAAACGCGGCATTAAAGTGTGATCGATCTTCTGGTGCCATGTCCACGAGTGTGTTCATGATCATGCTATTCTCAAAAGCTTTGTGTTTGATATATGTGTGCTTTTTTTCTTTTTGAATTCGACGTAAGAAAGCATAGTAAATGATTTGAGTAAAGTATGCGAATGGATTTGAAGATTTTTCTGGATTAAAGTTATGAATGTATGTCAAACAGTTTTCAATGCCATCTCCTACCATCTCTTCACGATAAGAATATCCAATAAAGTTAGGTCGAGTTGAAAGTCGTTGTGCAATCATCATGATGCACTTACCTACATAGTTTGGAATCGCTGGCCTTGGCTCACCATTCTTCTTCGCTTCTTGACAAGAATTCCAGAACTTGACCATCTCGGTATAAAACAACTTATTGTCGATATAGTGGGTAGTCGGTTTCTTTTTAATCATCATTCAACTTTCTCAATTTATTGTACTTTTTCCTACGAGTCTTTGTGTCAGAAAAGATTTCATCTTACGATCCATCTCATCCATACCCTCGAGGGTTTGTTTCAACATGACATCATTTTCGCGTTTAGCCGTAAATTCAACGAGTCGGCCATAATATTCTTCGAGTCTATTCGAAGGATTATAGTTATACAATACCACGTTTTTCTTTATATGTACACAGTTATCTTTCGAAAATGCTAACAAATAATCCATACGAATACCAGAACCTTCATCTGAATCGTCGACAATATCCATTAAGAATGGATGTGTAACAATATATTCGTCTTCATTTTCTTTAACCTCTCCGATAATGTTATCGCAGCTCATGAGGTGTATCACTTTTATCATAATTAAACCTTTACGTTATAGATTTCGTAGTCAAACTGCTCAGCATCATAAATCTTTGTTCTTTCAATAAAATGCTTGAGCGTAAAGTTTTGATGGGATTTGTAAGAGAGATCATCGACGATATCATATAAGATGGCGCCGTGTTCTTGTTTCTCTTCATGCAATCGAAGCATACGACCGATGGACTGTAAAACTTTAATCTTTGACTTCGATGGAGAAGCTGCGATCATATGATGTAGTCGATTAATACTCACACCTGTCGATGTCGTTCCTAGCGAAGCGAGGAGGATGGCGTTTTCTTCTTCTTCGATAGCCTTTCGTATAGACTCTCGCATATCACCACTAACAGAACCATCGATGTAAAAAACATTATGATTAGTACTTCTTGTGATGAGATCATAGAGTGTTTTACCATGATCGACAATTCGAAAGAAAACAAGCTTATTACCTTTTAAAGAGAGTCCGAGATTGCGGATGAATTTATTCCGAGCTTCACTGCCAATGAGGAAATCGATTTCTTCTTGATATGTTTTTCCTTTGAGCTCTTTGCTTGTCTGTTCATCATACTTAAGGACGATACACTTGATCTTGAGTTTGGATACGTATCCTTGATCCATAAGCTCTTTTGTGGTAACTGCTTTGTACTTTGGACCGAAGAGACCTTCGATTGTTGTTTCATTAAGAGGTGTACCATCGAGCGTGCCGGTAGTACCAAAACGATACTTACAATCAGTAAGACTGCTAAGAATTTGTATAAGCGAAGTCGCTTTTGCTCCATGTGCTTCATCTCCGAATACGACTCCAAACTGTTGATACCACGGTTTTGGCATCTTGTTCTTACCATTATTGAGTGATTGCCACGTTGTAATAACAAGTTCGGCTTCGATATCATTCGCCTTACTCAAACCTTGAGTCGACATATGAATATCGCCTGTATATCCATAATCTCGAAAGTCGCTCTCCATCTGATTAACAAGACCGATGGTAGGAACGATGATCAGACCCTTATGCTTCTGATACCATCTCATCAGAATGTAGATCATCAAAGATTTACCAGAAGAAGTCGGCGATACTAATGTTCTTCGATTCGATCGAATACACTTTAAGATCGAATCAAACTGATAGTCTCGAATTGCATACTTTTCAGGAATTCCAAGAGTATCTATGAATTCCCTCAACTCGTGTTCAGATACACCATCATAGTACAGCTCTTCGTCAAACGAGAATGTATAGTTTCGAGCATCACAAAACTTTTTAATATGTCTTGCCAGTCCAGCGTATACATATCCAGTCAGGTTATTGACGAGACGAATCTTTCCATCCCACATTCTGGCTCGATACTTTGGATGGAACTTATAGTTCTCAGCATAGAACGTAAACGTATCTGCCAGTTCCATAATAGTCGATGGCTCTGCCTCCACTTTGACGTGGACGTTATTAATAAATTTAAGGTGCACTGAACTCATTAAATACCTACTTTAAAACGCTCCCACTCGATGGCAGCTTTGATATTAAAGCCACGGGCTGTGAGAGACTTGATGATGGATTCAAGGAGATCAATCTTCTCATGCTGAATGCCGAGTTTCAGTGATAGATTTACCATATCCTTATCTGCTTCTATATAGTTATTCACTTCAGATTTCAGTATTTTCCCTTGAGGTGGCAAGCGCCAACCTTTCTCATGTGACTCTTCTGTCGGTCCGAGAGTGTAAAACTCCAGCTTCTCGAGCTTCAGTTGCTTTAGCTCTGTCTCTTGTTTACGAAGCAACAGCCGCTCATGCGTAAAGATCTTGAAATACTTGTGATGGAGCTTTGGAATGTTGAGCGCTTCATCGCCGAGCTCAGAGCGATTAATCTGGGAATCTTTTTCCCATTCTGCATAAATGTCATCAATTTTCATAACTAAATCCTATAAAACTTCGATATCATACCTTAGATATTTAAACTCTACACTGCATTCTATATAATTGACACTAGTATCTGTAGTATTAAACTCAATATCTCCTATATTCACTGGAAACGCATCATAAAAAGTTATCATAATATTCGAGTTCATGCTACTGTTCATGATCTGTAAGTTCAGATCGGAATACAAAGTAGACGTACCTCCAACTTGAGAATTCTGTAAAGCTTTATATCCATCGAAACTTACTGGAGAAGCGAGTGCTACCATCCAGTTATAGATCTCAAGATAATCTGTCATATCTTCATTGACTCGAAACGTCAGATCGAGTGGGCTATAAGTCAGTTTGCCAGTGACTGGAATCGGAACGAACGGAGTTGGACTCTCGCCGTTACTCATCTGTATTCCAGGAAAACGAATTGTTTGCACATTATAGCTAATCGCAGGTGCACGTGCTAAGGTAAACTTGTAGCCTAAAGGTGACAGAAAGTTTTTGTTTATATTATTTACGGCAGTCATATCTTTCCTTTGGCTGTAATACCCATTATACACACTATTTATATATTGTACATGCCAAAAAGAAGGGGAGCCTTTCGACTCCCCTTCCAGTTTTTAGGTTGGTTATTCCAACTCTTATATTACATAAGGTTGTTAACAAGAACGCGACGATAGTACTTGTTCGAATCTTGCTCAAGAACTGCAGTTGTCGAAGCAGCTGTAGTACCCTTAGCGAATGGATTCGGTGCCATGCCGTAACGTGTCTTAAAGCCAATCTTTGGTTGGAACGAACCTGGATCAACCGCACGAACCATCTGAAGTGGAACGTATGGGCAATAGAAGAGACCAGCGTCGAACGGATTCGAACCCTTATAGCCTACTACCAAGAAGTTTGTTCCAGCGTATGGATCGATATACACCTTAATACGACCATTGATAACACCAGCAAATGTGTTGCCTGTGTCGTCGATGTTCAGCGAAGAAGTGTTCATCGCAGGAGCGTAATCAAGAACGCCAGCCATTTGAAGTGCCGAAGCAACATCAGACGAGCAGATGATTACGTTACCCTTACCGCGACGTGTTTCTTTCGCGATCTTGTTGCATTCACGTTCGATTTGGAACAGAAGGCCTTTGAACTTTTCAACTGACCAACGACCGTTTGAATCGGTGTCGAGATCGAAGATACCAGCTGTTGTGGTTCCTTCGGTTGCTCCTTTTTCAGCAGTGATGATGATCGAGCGAACAACTTCACGGTTGATTTCCGCAAGGATTTCACCTGAAAGGATGTTCGAAAGTTCTGATTCTGCGTCAAGACCATGAATCGCTTTCAGATCTTGTGCGAGTTCAAGTGTGTATTCAGCCTTCAGAGCACGTGTCTTTGCAGATACGGTAACCTTCTCGATTGAGAAGCCCATTTCCGGGAAGATGTATGTGCTGTTCGCGCCGAGCAATTCAGCCGAACCAACGAGAAGACCCATTGTGTAGTTGTAGAACGTGTTGCCAGCGTTGTTTGCAGTATCAGGAGCTGTACCAACTGTGTTAGCACCAACTGCAGTTGCTGAACCAGCACCAGTGTTAGCAGCTGTCAAACCAGCGCCGAGACGCGAAGCGTGACCTGTGTTTGCTTCGTTGTAGAAAGCTTCTGCAACAGTTGCATCTGTCGAGTTGGCATACTGTGAACGCATTGCAAAGATCAGACCGGTTGGACCGTTCATCGGCTGAACGCCGCAGACGTCATATGCAATCAGATTTGGCATCGAACGACGTACGAGCGAAATCAGTACTGGATCGAAGTTTGCAACTTGGCCGCTGCCTACCGAGTTGACGTGACCGTCACCTTCGCCAAGCATTTGCTGTGAGCTGCCTTGGCCTGAAGCCTCGCGAAGCGCACGCTCTGTGTTCTCAAGCACTGTCGCTGTGACAAGGCGCTTATGAGCATCTGTAATTTCTGGAAGATCCGAGTGCTCAAGCACTGGCTTCCACTTGTTATTTAGTTCCTCAGCTAACATTTTATTCTCCCTTTATCCTTAGGATTTGTTTATTATTTATTAATTAAAAGTTTTTGGTTTTGGTTCTTGAAATCGCGCTGACATAGTTTGCCATTTCACCAGTTGCTGCCGGTTTAGCTTCTTCATTCAGTCCTTCTGATGCTTCTTCTGTGATAACACCAGTATTGACTTCTTTCTTCTCAGAGAAGTACTTGCCCTTCAGAATATTGAGTTTCTTTACATAAGACTCAGAATCTGTGAACTCGATACCTTCTGCAAGTGTACGAAGCTTTTCTACTTGTGTAGCAGCAAGACCTTCGGTCACTTCGTCGAATGTCGCTTCCATTGTCGCTTCATCGATGACTGACTGTAGTTCTAGTTGCTTATTTACAGACTCGTCGAACTTTGTTTCAAGTTCTTCGATCTGTGCCTTCAATTCACCAACTACATCAAGCTTCTCTTCAGGCACTGTAATGTATGATTCAGCAAATAGATTGTAAAGACCTTCCATGAAGTTCTCTGCAATATCGGCGCGTAATGTGGATTCGACAGCAAGCTTGTTGTCTTCCATCCACGATTCTACTACATAATCGAGATACTGATCGATCTTTGTAGTAATCTCTTCTTTAATTTCTTCTACTTCTTCGTCAAGGCGAGCTTCAAAAGCTTCTTCAAGACGAGCTTCTTCGATCGAAACGCGAGCTGAAACAGCAGCTTCAAAGATCGTAGAAAACTTTTCTTTTGCTTCTTCGGTCAGATCTTCACCAGCGAAAACTTCGTCGATGTCTTCTTTGACCGCATTGAGCGTAGGCATCGGCATTTTCCCCATACCAGGAGTTCCACCAGGAACTGGCGACGAAGGAATACCGTCAGCACTATATTGCTTGATCGAATCGTTAAAGAAGTGCGAAAGATCTTCGCCCTTCAGCTGAGCAAGGAGCGAGCTAAAAGTAGCTAGCATCTCTGCGCGTGTTGGATTCGGCTTCAATGTTTCCGAACCAGCAGATTCATCGATACCGTCTTGAACGATTTCACTCGTATCTTTATTTGACATTTTTGACTCCTTGTAATATTTATTTATTTATTCTAAGTTAGATTTTAGAAATTTTATTGAGGAAGTTCTCAAAAATTTCAAACTTTTTAGCATCGAGCTGTTTAGAAGAAGATGCGCTTTCAATATTTTGTACAACTTGTTCGAGTACTGCAGCCGCATTTTTCTTTGCAACAAGAAGATCATCTTGCCAAACCCACTCAACACCTTCCATAATTCCGTTGACAAACGCATCAGGAGCAGATGGATCTGCAACAATATCAGCGGCTGTGGCGAGATAGAAATCGTCTTGAACTTCATTAATGCCTTCTTTATTTAGCTTCAATGAACCCATACCTCTGGATGAAACACCGAGCTTGACACCTTCTCCGATAAGTCCTTTGGCAATGTTACCCATCGGAGTATCCATCAACTTAGCACGACCTACGAAATTGGTGCCTTCTCTCTTCAAAGAAGTGATCATATGAGATACACGGTCGAGGTTAATCGACGGACCATCAGGATGACCTAATTCTCCAAGAGCTCTGCCTTTCTGAATGTAAGACTCGTCGTAACGATTGACTTCTTTTTCAAGAGTTTCGACAGGATACATACGACCGTTGCGGTTCTTAATGCCTCCTTGCAAGAAGATACCTTCGATGTATACGTTCTTCTTCCCGTCTTCACGAGCTTCTGTGATACATTTCAGATCTTCGACAACTTCTGTGATTAGCTTCATGTTCTTACCTTATCCGAGATATTCTGTTGGAAGAGTGCCAGCTTTTTGTACTTCAAGTAAAACGTAACCATTCGCGGTACCTACAAACTCAACCGTAAGGTTGGCTGTTTGACCGACAGTGAGAGCCATACCTGAACCAGCATAGTCGACATATCCAGCAGCAGCGAACACAGCAACTGGGGTTGTGCCACGCTTGATGATAGCAGTACCGTTCACATCAAGTCCCCAGAATACTTGAGTAATATAAGCTCCGCTGAGTACTTCGTCGCCGAGTGCAAGGCACGTAGAAGTGGCATCTACGTTAGTTGTGATGCTATTACCAGCCACTTTAATCGTGGTATTGGCAGCAGAAACGTGAATAACGGCAGAAGTATTTTTCTTATTTGATGTAATAGTAACAGCCATTATTCACCTCTATAACTGATTGAGAAGTCCAACATTTGCTCGATGCCATCTGCGGTATCGCAAGCTTGCATAAATGCATATTGGTTATCTTCGTTGAGTTTTTCAAAGACCGATACCATCGTTCTCTGATGTGTTTCTGAAATATCAGCCAGCTTAGTAAGCAGACGCTCTTCTTTGTTGAGTGGTTTGTCACCGCGTTCTGCTGTCAACTTAGCAGCAACTGCCATGACTTGACGCTTCTTCTGTGATTTGCCCATAAACTGTGGAGCGTCTGACTTTTGGAAATCTTTAACTACGGTCCCCATCGAAGCTTTCTTCATGTCCAGCTTTTCTTCAATCTCTACTTCTTCAGCAACCTTTGGATGCGATAAACCGTAGAGTCGTTTTGTAGTAGTACGAACGGCTTTTGCTCCACCCTTCCAAATATTATCTTTGAATGACTTTTCAGCTTTGGCTTTGTAGTCAGCAGCTTTTTCTGGTGTATCAAGGATCTCGTCGATCTGATCGGCTTCTTCGTTAGCAATTTTACGAACGGCGTTCTTACGATTGTAGTATTTGCGAGCTCCATCAGCACTGTTGCTTTTTGCAAACAAACCTGGAAGTTGCTTACCGGCTTTTTGTGCGTATGCATCTTTCTTTTCGGCTGAGATCTCGTCGATCTGCTCAGCTTCTTCTTTTCTTAAAGCATCGCCGCGCTTTAGAATCTTTTTACCAGCATCCCACGAACCCATTGAACGTTTACGTAGGCGACGATCGTCATCAACATCAGCTGCGTCGTATGCATCATCTTTCGCTTTTGCTCTGTAACTTCTCAATGTGTTTGTTGAAAGCTCTTCGAGACCTTCAGCTTCTTCGGCAACCTTTTTCTTTTTACGAAGGAGGTGGAAGTCATGAGCATCAACCTTGCCATTCTTATTGGCATCGATCTTATGCTGAGCACCTTTCAGTGCTTCATAAACTTCTTCGTCTTCGCCAGGATTGTAGCCCTTACGGTGCTTCGGACGATCGGCCATCTTGACTTTCGAACCCTTAAAGAGTTCATCGTCATTGCCGTTACGATCGTCAGTCTTCGCAACTACGTGTTTATCGATGAACTTTTGCTCGTCAGGATTTTTGACGACCATTGGTCCAAGCTGTCTTTCATTTAAGAAATCTTTAAGCGTCTTCGCCATCGTCGTCATCTTCCTCTGTGTCTAAGTCTTCAAGATCTTGTAACTCTTCAAGATCAAGATCGTCTAAATTAAAATCTTCGTCTTCGAACTCTTCGTCGTCAATTTCAAAATCTTCTTCGTCGAAGGCATCATCGGAGTCTTCGTCTTCGTCATCGATGTCTTCTGGTTCGGCGAACATCTGCTGAGCATATGCAATGCTCTCATCTTCGAGTCTTGCGTCAATCTTCTGTCTCATAATTGCATCGAATGCGTTTGCAAACCGTGTCGGTTGTTGATCTACGGTTGCTCCAATCAGTTCGTCAATATCCATATAAATTCTCCAAAATTCTTTTACTATTTATAATGTATTTATTTTCCTACCAAATCTGGTACGTTTGGAATAGAAGTAGCCTTCGGTTTGCCGGCTGGAGAAGGAGTCGCATCAGCTGGAGTCGGTTCAGTGCCTACGTCTCCAGGAGGTAACTGTTGTTCATCTGGCCCTATTTCCGGTGGAGCATACTGCGGATTGTCAATTTCTTCTGCAATCTGCTTGTCGATCTCTTCCATATCTTCTTCTGTCTGATAAAGAACGTTACGACGAATCCATTCGTGTGAATAGTATTTGCCTGCATAGTCATCGACATCACGAAGCATCGAGATACGATCACGAAGAATTTCAGTATTTTTCAACTCGGCGAAATGGTTATCTTCAGCATATTCGTACTTAAAGTTAGATTTAAATTCTGACCAATCTTCTGAGGTAATAATACCTTTCAGAATCAATTGTTTCTCGAGAATCTTACTAAAGACTTCTGAGAATCTTGAACGAAGTCGTGTAATGAATTTAGCAAACTTGACTTCATCTCGAGTCACTTCAGTGGCACGACCAAAGTTAAAAGCTTGTTCAGGATCAAGACGAGAAATCGGAACGTTCAGAGCTTTATAAAGCTTACGTTGAAAGTAAACGATGTCGTCGATCTGTCCAAGGTTCTGACCTCCTGGAAGAGTAGTGATTTCTGTACCCTTACCGCCTTCACGACGAGGCAACCAAAAATCTTCGAGCATTGTCATATGCTTACGATCGTCTCTGATTTCGCCAGTTCCTGCGTCGTACACTACCTTATTCTTAAAGCGAGTCATGACATCACGAAGATATTGCTCAGCTTTCATTTTCGGTAGGTTACCAACGTCGATGTAGAAGATACGACGTTCGGGCGCGCGTGAGATACGATAGATGACTAATGAGTCTTCCATCGCCTTTAACTGATTGAGTGGCTTAATCGCCTTTTGTAGATAACCAAGAACCATGTCACCTTTCACATTGACAAGACCAGATGATACGTTGACAATCGAGTCGACTGCAATCTTAATACCTTGAGTAGTAGGATCTTGATAATTCGGTTGACTTGGCGTTTTACCGAAACCATTTTCATTGTAGATGTAGAACTCTTCTCCTGCCATCGGAACAATGACGTTCGAGTCTTTTGCGGCTTTTCTTTTCTTCTGAGTCTTGACTTTACGAAGCTTACGAGGATCTACATAGCGTAGTTCTTGAATGCCTTCTCTTGGCTTCTTCTCGTCGATCATCAAGTGATAGAATATTCTACCATCAACATACCATTTACGGAAAATTTCGTAGGCGTGTTGATTAAATTCAAGAAGTTCAAGTACTGTATCAAACTCTTCGAGGATAAGTTTCTTGACTTTGTCTGGTTGTTCTAAATCATCGAGATTTAAAGATACAGGTTCTTTTTTTGGATCAATCACAACCGCTTCGTTGATGATATCATCAACTGCCAACTCGATATCTGGATGCTGAGCCATCTCTCTATACTTCGAGACGAGCTCTGATTCGGTTCGAATAGAACCTTCCATATCAACATATTGACCGTAAGCGCCACCTTCAGCAAGAACAAGCGCTCCATCATCGTCCTGTTTTGGGGCAAATGATAGAAGCGCTTTTTCTTCTTGCTTTCTTTTAATTTCAAAACCAAATAACTCGGCCATGGGTTCTCCAATTTAAATAACGAAAAAAGTAAGGGTAATAACTACCCTTTACTTATTACTCACCGCCGGCATCGCCTGTCTGTCCGACTTTACCAACTGACCAATAGTCATATTGGAAAGTTACCTGGAACAGTTCGATCTGATCAGTCGTCGACCAATCGAGTTCAATCGGGCTGATATTACTTGGGAATATTCCGTTAAAGTCATAAGTACGGATCTTCGTACCATCTTTACCAAACTGAGTCACTGTGGCTTGTGACTTATAGCCAGGACCAATTTCTCTGACATTGCGCTGCAGACGATTGATCTGATTCGACCATTCTTCCATAGCATTACGAATCAAGAAGTCTTCATCGTTCATGATCGTGACTGTCCATTCGGCGAATGTTCTATCACCAGCTAACTTCATTTGACGACCAAAGTAAAACACTGGAATGACTCCAAGATCAGAGCCAGGCAGCTGAGCTGCCTGACACATGAATCTTGTTTTTCGATCTCCATCACTGTTCGCGGGATTTGAAATATCCACTTGGATCCC